CAAAGCCCCTGATTAGGAGCTTTGAGATTGAGCCAGTTGTTTTTCAAGATAGCCAATGTCACGTAGTAGACTGACTATGATGCGGTATTGAATATCAGTGTTACTTTTTCGTTTACGAAATTGAGATACTTTTTGGCGGTCATTGAGGTCTAGTTCGTTAGCCAGTTCAGCATCACTGTTTAGTTCCCAGTATTGCATGAGTAACGCTAATAGGTCGCTGGGTGCGATGTCGTTGCTAATGTTAAGCAGCATAGCGGTCTACCGGAATATGACCGCTCATGTTGCGTACCCACACGATTTGCTCATTGTCTGCGATGCAAACGGTTTCGACCGTGTCCTCCATTAATTTGGCTTCGCGGTACGCCATTGACCAAGCATGATCTAGGGATTCAGCAGATTTAATTGCGCAGCCGTGTTCTAGTTTGATGTAGTACAGCATTTTTCGTTCATTTACGTTTGTTAATGACAATATATTATTGTCACTTTTGTATTTTGTAAAGAGGCATGTCGAAAAATAAGGGTCGTAATTTTGGCTATATTATTTTTAACGCGAGCGGGAGTGAAAGCGCGTTTTAGCAATTAAGAAACAGTTAAACTACATTAAGCAAATTTATGTTAAAATACTGATTTATTATGTTAAAATACTGATTTATTTAGATAAAAAGGTAAAAAAATGCCAATAACGTTACGTTGCCCTTTATGTAACTCCTCAGGGCAAATCTGCCGCACAACTGTGTTAAGTAAAGCTACGGCAAACGGCAATAAAAAGGGCAAAAACGAAACAAATTTAACGACACGCTATTACGTCAGATGCAGTGATCCCGAATGTTTTGATAAGGATGGGAGTCCGCCTCGGTGGAATATGACACTAGAATTTTCGGGGTGGGCATACGATCCGCTCACCCCTATTTTTGACACAATACAAAGCACTCAAGTGGGGTTTGATCCTAATTTGCTCAAGCGCCGGCAGCGGACACGTCAGGCAAAGTATACAGACCAAACTCCATAACAGTTTCGCCCGCCGCAATATTAATCTCATCAAACACCTGCTGGAACGGCTCAATCTCGTTTTTAGCAAATACAAGGGCGGCATCTTGGGGTTTGCCTAGACCGCCTGTGGACTCTGGCATAATTGACATCAGTACTAACGGGACACGATGTTGTGCTAATACATCATTACGTGTACTAATTTGAGTATTCCAAAAGTCATCCTTAGTGCTAATGTCGCCGATTGGGATAAATCTAAAAGCATCTTTATCAGCCCCAGGTAAGTGCATAAACAGATTTTTAAAATTCCCCACGCCTTTACTTGCGAGTATTTGCTCCTCGAATGCGTCAATATCATCGTCCTCCACATCCGCAGCGGTTAAGACAAATACTCCACCCAAAAAAGCACCATTATTGTGAAACCGTCGCCGCAGCAACTTAGCTTCGCGGTTTAACCACGCCGCATCCAGAGCACCCAAGTACCCCGGCGCCCCATAAATCTCTTGCCTTAAATCATAACGTTTAAGATGCAGTACCTTACCCTCATAGTATGTAATATCCGCTGACTCAATATCCCAAACTGCCATTTCATTATTCAAATAATAAAACTCATCAGGGGTTTTACCCCGCCGCATTGCTAAAGCAGGTAAGCGCTCGACGCTAAGCAAACGTCCAAACCGATCACGCCTAAATAGGGGATAGCATTGTCCAAATACTTGATAATCAATTGATAATTTACGCAAGGTTTCAGGGGTGATTTTGCGGCCTTTTTTGGGGAGAGTAACTGTCGTGAGCAAAATATTAGTTTTAGCGTCCATTGCTGACTCGTGATAGGGTGTTTTATGCAATAAATCAGCTAATGTGCGCTGGTGAAAGCGCGGTTCGTACCACTTGCCGTTCCACGTCACCTCGTTCCAGTCAAATAGTTCATTTCGAGTACGTACCTGTTCAAATTCGCCTACATTAAAACTAAAGGCGCGAGGTTTTGGTTTATTAGTTGTTGTATCAGTCATAAAACACCTTAACGTTGTGAGCGGATGCGACCGCGACGTGGGGCGCGGTGGTTCATTTGTTCAAAAGAGAGGCCTAAAAGTAGGGCGAACGCCAAATCAGCATGACCCGTTTCAGCGCTACGACGGGCTTTATAAGCAAGACTGCCGCCGTCTGACGTTGTGATATAGAGTTGTAATAGAGCTTTGATTAAGTCGTGCCAATCGTCCGGTATTTCAATGCGTCGGGTATCGACAACATCAAGCCCCTTAGTAATCAGGTCGGCTTTAACATCTTGATTAAAGTTAACTTCTTTAAGACGTGGGAAAAACTTACGGACATATTCCGCTGTACCATTGCCGATACCTGTTTTATCAATGGCTAATTGTTGTACGTTGTAACGTTGGGTTAATGCCTTAATTTTTTCCGCTTGAAATTCAAAGTTTGCCCCGTGCCATTGAAAACGCTCTAATAGTCTAAATTTATTGCAATTAGCATCGGGTGGTGCGATGACTACGCAACTAGTACGGTCAATAGTTAAAGAGGGGTCAAAGCCTACCCAAACAGGTTTTGAGCCAAAAGGGTGAAGCGCGTTGGGGTCAAAGTCAGCCCATTTTTCGGGACTGACCATTAATTGAATTAGTTTCTCAAACTTAAATAAGCTGGCGGTATCATCAACAAAAATACACAAGAATAAGTTGTCAAATTCTTCCGGTGTGTACTCGATACGTAGCTGATCAATATCAAATAAATTACAACCCTGTGCTAAAGCGTCTAGTAGTGTTACTACATTACGCCATTGACCATCAGGGTCTAAACGCCCCTTACTTAATGCGTCGGCTGTAACATCAAGATGTAAATGTTGTGATTTAGGGCGAGCTTTAGAATTAAAGTGAGTACCATCCCACCAAGCGTAAGCCTCGTGAGTAATAGCTGATGGTGTACTAAAGTAAGTGGTATGCCAACGTGACTGGCTAGACATACCAGACGCCACTTTACGCAAGGTTTTATATTTGGGGATCCAAAAGTACTCATCTACGTACAAATCCCCATTAAACCCTTGAGCAGTACTTGCGTTAGTGGATACAAAGCGCAAAATAGCCCCGTTCCACAACTTAATCTGGTCAGTGCCCTCAAGTTCAATACCAAGCTCTAAAGCAAAGGCCTTAATGTAATCTCTAAAAATATGGCTTTGAGCTTTAGATGCCGACAAAAAGACTTTATTGCGTCCGGTTTCAACAGCATCTACTAAAGCCTCATAGCTAAAGTACCAAGTAGCTCCGATTTGCCGACTTTTAAGAATATTTCTAATCCGCTGTTGACGGTTTTCCCACCAACGTTTTTGATAATCAAACAGCTTTCCAAAAAAGTTAGCTTTTAATTGTTCAATTTGTTCATCAGTAAAGCTGTTTTTGTCTGAGTTTTTCTTACGACCACGTTGGCTTAGCTTTTTGTTACCATCTTTAGCTTGTATGACTCCATGAGACGCTAGTAACCCGTCAATACGGGCACGGTGCAGCTCATAGCGTCGTTGTTGCCCCATGAGAAACGCCAATTCATCAAAATCAGCCTTAGCCTTAGTGTCTTTGCGTAACAGTACTTTAATGCGGGCTGAGATCGAAACATCAACGAGTATTGAAATAGGCTTGGTATCCCACTGTTCACGACTACGCCAGCCCGCTAAAGTACTGTAAGGCACGGCTAAGCGTTGCTCTATTTCTGTGAGTGTAAAACCTTGCCAAAATAAATCCGCCGCAGCCTCACGTTGGGCAGCGGTATAGTTCTTATTAGTTTTGGCAGGTATATCAGTCGTCATACCGCAACATTGGCAGCGTTAACAGCATGTTTAAATCATTGAGTATCCAGTCAGACACACGGCTGGATGCTTAGTAGTGGAAACTCAAACCAAACCCCAACAACATAACGTCATATTTACTAACAACGGCGTTATGTATGCCCAAACTCATTACCGATTTTTTTACTGTTGCTCAAGAGGGTCCTACTTTTGATGGTCGGGTCATGCAAGAGCGTTGGCTAAAAGACGCCGCAGAAACCTATAACGCTAAAAAATACCTTGCCAAAATTTGGCCAGAGCACATGCGCTGGCGCCCATTGGGTGAAGTACAGGAGCTACGGGTTAGTAAAAATGCTGAGGGCTTAACAATACTAGAAAATCGTATTAGCCCCAGTGATGACCTAATTTACTACGTGCGTAACAACATGATGACGCAACCGAGTATTGAAATAATTGAGGATTTTGCAGGTTCAGGAAAGTTTTACCAGTTTGGTTTGGGGGCTGTGGATATGCCTGCCAGCTTGGGCGTTGACAAAATCCCAGTGCTGTTTAATCAACAGCACTTAGAGCTTTATACCGCCCGCACCGCTTTAGATGCTCAAGTACCTGTAGGTAGTGTCCATATTTTTCAATGCCCCACTACTTGGGCAGACCTCGAATTTAAAAAGCCACAAAAGATTTTTGATTTTGGTGCGTTGTTTCGCTCCAAGCCAACTCAACCCTCCCAAGAGGATATCGATATGACAAAAGACGAATTAAAAGAAGTTTTGGGAGGTTTTAAAGCCGAACTCAAAGCCGATTTAGTACAAGAGCTTAGTGCTAAACCAGCACCAACACCAACCCCCGAAAAAGTACCAGAGCCTAAAGCCGATTCAGGTGCTAAACCAACAACAGATACTTTTAACATTGAACAGTTTAATACCTTAGCTAAACAAGTCGATGACCTAACGAAGCAAGTACAAACTTTTAACGAATATATGTCACAAGACAACACGCCACCCCGTAAAGAGCAAGGCAGCGGTAATAGTGACGATCTTTGGAATTGGTAATAAGGAGCTATAAAATGCCAGATCACTATCAAACTCAGGCAGAAAAAGCCCTTGCTTATACTGCTCAACAAATCGCAAAAATGCATCAGGTAGATCCTGATGTCATTAGCCGTGGTCAAATGTTCACGGTAGAACCTGAAGTACAGCAGCGCTTAGAGCAAAAACGGATGATGATTGACCCATTTTTGTCAAAAATAACTAATTTATTAGTTCCTGAGATTAGCGGCAAGAAGGTTTCAATGCTCATTAATGAGCCAGTATCCAGACGTACTGCACAACGTGGCCCGCGTAAGCCTGAGGATAAATTAAAACTACTCCAAAGCGACTATCAAATGGAGCAGGTCGAGCGTGACGTGGAGATGGGCTGGCACAAGTTGGCGAAGTGGACAGGCAAGTTCCCTGAGTTTTTCCGCCGCTTTATGAGTCTATGCAACCAGCGCCGCGCTCAAGATATTTTAATCACTGGCTGGCACGGGCAATTTGCAGAAGTTACCACTGACCCAGTAACTTACCCCAAATTACAAGATCTCAATATCGGTTGGATTCAGCATGCCATTAACGTGGCTCCTGAAAAGATTTTGGGGATAAAGCCCGACGGGACTGTCGACGAAATCCGAGTAGGTGAAGGCGGCGATTATGAAAATATGCACGAATTGGTGCACTATTTAGCCGAAAAATATATTGATCCGATCCACATTGATCGCACGGATATTAGTTGCATTACCGGGCGTGAGTTAATTGCCGATAATAACGGCAAACTTTACGCTAATTGGGCAGGTACTAGCACACCGAGTGAACAGCGCTTAATTGAGTCCATTATTGCACTACAAAACTACGGACGCCGCCCGATTGAAATGCCTGCCTTTGCCCCTCAACGGTTAGTTATGTTATCCCCATTGGATAACATTAGCCGCTACGTGCAGGCCGGTACAGTACGCGTTAAACCTGCGTATGATGACCACGACACCAAGGCCATTAAAGACCTAGAGTACTTATGGGAATCCTTCCAAATCGAGGATTTGGATTGTTTTGCCATGGTACATCCTGACGCTATCAGCCTTAAAAATAAAGCAGGTGAATGGGTTCCGCTAAGTGCTGAGAAAAAATGGGCTGTCACAGATCCTACGCCAGATTCAGTAGATCCCGCACTGTCTGAACCTATTGTGTAATGGACAAAATTGACCAACATCAAGCCGAATGGCGGGAGTTTCGCACCCGTCAAGCCGCAGGCCTAGTACCCAAGCCAGCCGCCAGCCGTCGCCCAACATCAAGGGCGGTAGCAAAACAGGTTAAAGGGACAACACCCGACCTGATGTTGGTCAAACTGGAGGCCGACTTACACCGCCTAAGCCTCCAACCATCACGCGAGGCACGGACAAAAGTACAAGGCGAACTATTGCAAAGCCCTCTTTATAGTGAGTACTTGGCTAAGGTGCTAGCAGGGCAGCGATTAAGAGGGGAAGACCCTGTCCTTATTTATGGCATGATTTGGGCATTTAACACGCAAGCGCTAGCGCTTGCGTTAGCACTGGCACAAGTTGCTATTAAGCGCGGCCTTGCCATGCCTAAAGATTTCAAGGCAACGGTCGAGATTTTTATTTGTAGAGAGGTGGCATACTGGTCACTAGCTCAGCAAAAAGCAGGCAATAGCCCTCAGCCGTACTTAGACCAAGTGTTTAATCAATCACGGCAATGGGCAAAGCCTGATCAAATTGAGGCGCGATTACTCAAAGCTAAGGGGCAGGATATTCAACAGGTAAACCCTAACGAGGCTCTAACACTCTATAAACGCGCTCAAACACTGGACGCAGATTGTGGGGTGTCTCACCTCATCAAGCGCGTTCAAAAGCAGTTACAGGGGTAACAATCTTCACTCCGCTACAGCCCGCCCGCCACCGTTGGACATACCCCACCACTTAATAAGGGGTTTAAAGTGTCAAACCGTGTGCGGGAGTGGGCTGTTTTTTTATGAGGTTATGATGGACGCTAACTACTACCAAGCCCGCCACAGCCTACACAATGGCCTATTTATTAATGACGGCTTTTTTCCTGATTTAGATTTAGTAACTTTACAAAAGCGCCATCGTATTGATACTGAAATTAGCATCGAAGCGTTATACGGTTCGGTATTAGAGACGGTTACACTCATCAATAGGGATTTGTACCCTTGGGTCTGTAGCCAAGTTAAAAAAGGCTATTTAGCCCTACAAGATGTACCGTGCCCTACTTACGCCTATCAATACGACGCTAACAGTGAGCCAATCAGTGCCAATCACTACGAAACTTTATACCAGCAAGCCATATTTTTTAGAGTCAAAGCCGATTTGACGCGGGAAAATAGTCACCATACGTTAAGCAAGGAAGGGATTAGGCGGGATATGAGATATACCGAGCTAAGCGATGATTTTTACCGCCGTAGTACGTGGGCGGTGCGCATGATCAAAGGTAAACGCACTACACGGGTAAGACTGCTATGACTCAAGATCATATAAAACTAGGGTGGTTAGTCGAGTACTTAGACCAAATCGAATGGATGCACCAATTCAAGTGGCAAGTTTATACCGATCAAGATATTAGTGAGAGTTGCATAGTCCCTAATACGCTACATGAGCTGGATTTAACCTATGATATTTTGCTCTATATCAAAGAGTATACCCGCCCAATCAGTGAGCTACGACGTGTATTATTGCACTGGTTGAACGCAGCTAACCCTAATCCTCATCAAGTCATTACGATTGACCATGATCCTATTGATCAAGAAAGGTTTGAAGTATTAATAAGAATGAGCGTGGAGGAGGTGCAAAAAGATATTATTTGCTCTCAAGAGGAGGCGGAAGGATCAGTACTTTTAAATAATAAGAGGGTATGGATAAAACTAGACCGACGTAAGCCCGATGAATTGATCGATTTATTAGAGATTGTAAGGGTAAATTATGTTTACTGAGATCAATATGTGGGAATTGCGGCGGTTGCCAGAGGATATGCGCCGCCAGCTAGAAAAATTAGAAAAAAACCACCCCTTGCTTAAAGCTATTGAGCAGTATTTATTAAAAGTCACTCGTAGGCGCTTATTATTACAGCGTACTGCTGAGGATACCCTTATGTTACCGCGTAAGGTGTGGCGCTGGAATGGGCGGCCTAAGCCTTTTCGTATGTTTGCTAGGATGCCCCGCCATTTAAAAAGCCGTATTACTTCAGGTCAGACTAAAGTAGGGTTTGAGGGGTTGAAAGGTGCGCTAGCCCGATGGCATAACAAAGGCACAAAAGGGCAAGACGGTCTAAAACGTCCTAAGCGTGATTTTTTGGGAATAGGGGCTGCAGATAGGCGCGAAATAGAAAGCCTCATTAATCAGCACTTCAGTTAACTATCCAGCCAACTAGGTGGCTGGATGGTCAGACAATGCAAGGAGACTCTAATTAGTCAATTATTACTAAGCCATTATATTGGTGATATTAACTAAAAATAGGAGACTTTCATGTCTATAAAATCCGTTGTTGATTTATTTGCCCAAACAGTGGGTACTGACATTAAAGCATTACGCGCTGCGGATGCTGCTTTAGTACAAACTCGTGGTGATATGACTCAACTCAATACCACTCATAAAGCCACTATTGTGGGCGCATTAAATGAGTTAAAAATTGCCGTAGATGACACTATTACCGAATCTGAGGTATCTACTCTCATTAGCACTGCTATTAACGGTTTGATTAATAGTGCACCTGGTACTTACGACACACTCAAAGAAATTGCCGATTACATCGCGCAAGATCAAACTGCTGCTGCCTCTATTACTGAGTCGTTAGCTAAGCGTGTTCGTGTTGATGCTCCTCAAAACTTCACTGCAACTGAAAAGGCACAAGGTCGTGACAACATTGGTGCTGCCAGCGATGCGGATTTAACCACTTTAGAAGATGGTGTGGGCGATTATGCCAATGCCGATCCTCGTGGTGTTTATATTACTGCTCGTGACGCCGCATAAGGTTAAATCCATTAACCAGCAGGGGTAGCTAGTCTACCCCTGTCTCAAGGAGCTATCTCCATGACCCAGAATTTAAAAACCGCTGTTGACGAATTTGCCGGAGAAGTTGGTACTGATCAGCGGCGTCAAGACAGAATGCTTAAAAAGCTAATGCCTCCCGATGCAGACTCCCTAACAGGTAAAGCACTGACTATCTATGGTGCTAGTACTACTAAATACGCTGGATACCTCAGTCAAGACCCTAACTCTCACTATAAAACAGGGCAGGGAGCCGGTGCCTTAGTAGGCTATCTAATTAATGATGCTACCTTTACCCTAGAAACACCTACACCCAGTACAGGCATTAATGCAGGCGGTGAGGGTAGTTTAGAGCTTCACATTAACGGGGTTCTCAAGGACACTTTTGATTTAGGGGCAAGCTACAATCCTGCTAACGAAGAAAGCAATCAAACGTGGACACCTGCCAATTCTCCCGCCAACAAACTTACGATTGTTAGTGTTGGTGTTTACAATACTTTTTGGCAAAAGGTGGTAGCACGTTTAAATCTAGTACCTGCTGACTTACGTAAGGGCTATAACACCATCACATTGAAGCATACAGGCGCGGGACTGAATCAAGTATCACAAGACTTTGAGGTTTATTATGACTCCGCTACCAATACACCAACTGTTAATGTGCCAATATTGCAAATTCATAGCAATGCGAATCCTAAGTGGTTGTCTGGCATTAAGTATTTGGGTCAAAGCGATCAAGTCAAAATATCCGTTACAGGCACAAACTTAGTCGACAATAGCTATGTAGCTGATCCTCTTGTACTATCAGGACTGCATGGCGCTCCAACTACCGCTATAGCACCGAATGATGGAGCTGTTTCTGGTTTAAGTACGCCTCCTGTAGTAGGTCAAACCATGATCGTTACGAATAAAGTAATTGATCTTAACGTGCCTAATCAATGTACAGCCGATGCTAGAGTCACTGCATTACCCAAAGACCCGTTTGGTGCGTATACGCCTCAGCAAAGTATCAGGCGAAATTTGCTTATCAATACCTTTAGTACTCGTTCTAGTGCCACCGTTGAGCACTTTGACGATGAAACCTATCGACTACCGTTAAGTTTTGGTCAAGACGATAAAACTAGCGCTATTACAGGGCAGTG